CAAAACTAATTGGGAGATTTACCGGGTAAGCCACGCAGGATAGACTAAGAATACCTAGTCTCCCTGGGCGCTTACTCGATGTACGTCGATGACCAATAACTGGTCACGGAGTACGTCTTGCCTACCATCAAAGCATTTCTGCTTGTAACGGTAAATCTGCTTCCTCCTCCCATCGCGAGCCATTCCCACCATGGTTGTTTAGACCATTGCGTATCAGGCTTGCAACTTGCTCCCCGGAGATCGTGCATCAACTTCCGAAAATGGAAGTCGCGCCCTTTCTTCGGCAACGGTTTTGTTATCAACCGTTGGTATTTGTACACGTAGTGCTTTTTGTAATACCCAGTGTTAATAGGTATCGCACTATGCATGTACGAATCGAAGGACTCATCCGAATAAGGACCTGTTAAGCTTAAAGCTTTTTCAGGTATCCATTTCCGGTACAAATTGAGTACTTCAGATTCATCACTTTCGATACCGAACCTAAGCGAAAGGATTCTCTTCACACGATTATAATCGGTGAAAAGCTCCCTAACGTCGGTTGGAGTATCAGTGAAAAATACGGGTCTAACAGGAAGTCCTCGGAACCAATCGGATCCACAGCTTTCTCTAACTGGACCATGTGAAAAGGTCTTAGTCAGATTGAGCCGGAACCCTGCTAGACGGAGCGCCTCAACTACCTTAAAGTAATGCTTCTTTGGCACGATCAAATCGTCGCCGAATATAGCACACACTTTAGGAGAGTAAGCATCTCCGCTGGCCTTGAACACTGCATAAATCAACGCAGTAAACAGGGCCGATTCCAATGCGAAGGTGTACCCATTCCCCATAGAAGAGATCTTCTCATAAATGATAAGATCTTTTCCCACAACCCCACTAGGGGACCGTAGATCCATAAGGTAGGTTAACCATTCTTTGGGCAGAAGCAATTCACAAAGCTTTAAGCTCACTGAATCACTCGCAGCGGATAAGTCTATAGTACAAAAAGACTTATCATCGTCGCGTAAACTCCCCAAACGAGCCAGCTCTTGATTCTTCTCTTGAGAGTCTAGGTCCACACCCCACCGTTTCAAACGGCGACGTATGTATCCATCAACACCCAGTTGAAGATACAAATTTAGAGTCGGTTCGATCGCAATAGTACGCTCTTTTTGAGCGTCCTTAGGAACGAAAGCGATTCGATTTCCATCAACAACGTTAATGACCCTGGCCCAGAACGACTCCATATCCAAAGGTAGATGCTTCGGTATTCCGAAGCGCTCCCTATAGGAATTTTGGAGGGCTCCGAACCATCTCTGGTCCGTCTCAATGGCAAATCGGGCATACCTGAAAGCGCCAATCGTACAGGAATAGGGCCACTCCGCATACTTATGATAAAGCGAAGTGTTACCTTTCTTCGTGCCGATGGTCGCTCCAGGCCCATGCCTAGACCTGTCTAACATTTCCTGATGACCAGGTAAACGGTCACCAAGCAGCCTTTTCAAGAAAGCTTTAGCGTGGTGTAAAATAGCCTCGCCAAAGTCAGTTTCCGGTTTGTCGAGCTCCATATAACCAGATTGGTTATATGTTTTGCAAAGAGACTCAGCTTCAGCAAAGATTGCTAAAGCTCGCTCCTCGCGTTGGGCTCGATCGGTTGGAAACCGAAATTTCTTGATTAGACTGGCAAGTAGGTAGCGAACGCGTATTTCTACAACGTTGCTATCAATGGAAGCAATACTCTGTAGCCCCCATTCCTCTTCTGCCAACTTCAGATAGCCTTCGAAGTCACGATTTCTTGTGATATCGGTGAGGCGACTGAAATCGGCATCGGTGAGATACTCCTTAAGGTCTTTGGTGATTTTACTTAAGACCTTCCAGGGATAGCTCTCCGGAAGATCCACTGGCATACTTTTCCGTATGTCAGTAGGCTTGTGATGGGATTTATCTTTCATAAACCCTCCAATGCACTATTCATTCACGACAGTTTTATCGTGACGGGCTTTGTTGCCCCTGGTTAATTTAAGTCTTAGCATCTTCATCCACAAAGGAAGATAATTCTTCAGTGTGTACAAGACGCCAATAAGACCTATGGCAATAACCTCTTTACAATTTTCAGAGATCTTGTCCATAGTGCTAAACCATAAGTTGATTGTTTAGCTTAACCATAATAGTGTCATCGTCAAGCATGGCGATAGCGCGCTGCCGAGCAATAAGTTGCTCAGCGGCAGTTGTGCCCACCGGGACCGAGAACGACACTTCCACAATAATGGGGCTAGTAAGAGTGGTAATACCATCCACTCCAGTAACCTCAACGTCCTGGGAGAACTTAATGGCTGATTTAGCCATTCCTTTAAAGTTCCCCGAGGATTTCGGGAAGGTTCTATACAGTGAAAGGGTATCTTTGCTTTCCAGAGTATGCGCTGAATGCGTATACACGGATCGGTTCTGATACTCCTCAAACCGCGAATAAACGTGGTTTACTGTATTAGTGTCGTTTAACTCGTCTACTGCCAATGTAATAACATCTGCTTGCATAGGATTACTCCTTGTACTTTGGCCGCATACCCACATAAATGTGAGCCGGCAAGGTTATCCAACTGTAATTATTATCCCCAGATTTTCTTGGCAATAATAACTAAGTCAGCGAGTTTGAAGGCATCCAAATTTAGAGAAAAAGTTGGGATGACACTTCTCGTCGGGTCCGGGACGCGATAGATTTGCGTAGTGCAAATCGCTCTCTTACAGTTAGCTACAGAAAATTCAATGTAGTTGGCACGATGCGTTGCATCGCCCCCTGTAGAGTACGCGTCCGAGTCAAGTAATGCAGATTCGCGGTAACAAATATCAGTTACCACGTACCAAGAGGCTAACTCCTTAATACCATAGTTAGGTGTAAAGGAGCTAATTGTGTCACCGACATTAAAGAACCAGTCAACTATGAAGCTAAATGGAACTAATTCCCATACAGCTTCTACTGGATCGAGTAAGCCCCAGGCTGCAAAGCCCGAGCGCTTCTCAATATCGGATAACACACCCGCTCTCACGTGCACGGCTCGTTGAGCAATCTGTTTAACAGTGGCAGTTCTATACCACTGTAAAGCAGGACTACCAGCGCCAGACCATGTTACAACATAGTCGGCCTCGTCGTCACTCTTCGCAGTCTGCGTCGCGTAACCCCTAAATGTCTGACGTAAACGTTTAGCTGCATTAGCCTCCTGTGAGAGGAGACTTACAACATCACGCATGTCATACATCAAGGGTCTAAGGGCGTACCGGAGTTCCATATACCGGTCCGCTAGTTCCTTAGGAGAGAGTTCGCCAAGTAAACCTTTGACGTCCAATCTCTTTACCTTACGAATGATTCTAATCAAACGTAAGAAGATACTAGCAAGACCTTCTACGGTCTTCCTACCTTCAGCAGCCATGACAAGTCCCTGAGCGTTAGTTTGGCTCACATTGGCGTGGGCAGAAGTTACTGCCTGGTCAATGAGGGATTCGACATCGATGCTGGGCGAGTCAGGTAGCCAACTATCTCCTAGGAGATCAGTTGAAGGTCTTGAACCTTCAAATAGTTGGGTATACCTGGTCCACTGATCCGGGGTGCAACCAGTATTCCATGTAGCAGTCTCATGATTAATGACTGCATCACAGACCTGGTTCCACGTTTCCGTGATCGTTCTGTCCATTGGGCTGTTAACAATCTTGCCCTCTCGACAGAGTTTGTGGAAATTCGGGGTGATGACATCGTGCATAACTTCGCTTTTTGAGTGCGTCACAAGCTGCCCACTAGCGTGGGTTTGCCATGACGTAAAATTCTCATGAGCGTTGTTGCACAGATCGGTACCTATGTACTTTAACAATTCATAGGATTCGATCTTTAAATCTTCACTCCTGGTACGTTCTCTCATAATAATACCTCCTTTATAGAGGCAAGATTATGGGATTTCAGTGCCACTAAGTGCCTCTCACCTGAGTGGTACTTCGTCTCTTTCCTGGTATCGCTTACGCCATACCTGGACGGGGAAATACGATTCAGCGCTACGAGCGCCAAATACGGAGGTCACAAG